AAAGGCACAGGGGTAGAACCCATAAGGGTTTTAGGAAAAAACTATATAACCCATATGGTATAAGGGTTTTAGAATGGTTGTGTTTGTTGGGGTGAAACAGGGCTTGTTCAGGCTTCTCGTGTGGTGTTTAGTGGGGTTGGATGGGGGTATTGCCTCTTCTGCTGTTGCAGGACTTGTGTGCGGCTGCTAGGGGGCTGTGTGGGTCTGCTGGTATCAGGTGGTCTGCTGTGAATGGGTCGTTGGTGCGTTTGCCTTCTCCGCATATCCAACAGGCGATTGCTGTGTCACGGACTTGTTTTGCTCTGCGTTTGTATGTTCCTGCGTAGTGCGGTCTGTGGGGTTTGGGGTGTTGTCTGTTCCATGTGGTCTGGCAGGTGAGGCAGCGTGTGCCGTTGGTGGTGAGTGTTCGGCAACTTAAACAAGGTTTGGTTATTGGCATGTGGCGCAGGTTAGTGGTGCGCTGCAGGTGGGGCAGGTGGGTTGTGTGATGGGGGCAGTGTCATCGTCTATTGGTTTTTCAAAATGGCTGTTGTCTTGTATGAGGCTGTCTAGTTCGTCTGCATCAAACAGTGTGCCAAGTAATCCTTCACTGGTGTCCACGAGTTGCTTCAATAGTTCTATAAGTTCTGGTTCGTCATAGGTGGCGAGATCGTTTGCTTTGTTGTCTGCGAGCAGTATGCGTAATGCTTGCTGGTCGTCACAGATGATTGGTGTTGCTGCTATGTGTGTCCAACCTAAAGCCTTTGCTGCTTTGTAGGTGTGGTTGCCTGCCAGTATTCGCTTAGTGGATTGTTGGAACACAATCGGTCTGTACTGTCCGTGTGCTTTCAACGATTCACAGATTGCGCCCACATCTCCTTGACGCACATTGGATGGGTGGGTTTGTAGTTCGTCAATGCTTATTGCTAGGTGTTCTAGTTCCTTGCGGATCACGCTGTTTCCTTGATGGTGTATTCGGCGTGGCTCATCGTGATTAGTTTCCCGTCTGGTTGTATAGCAATCCAACACGGACTATCTGGATCACACAAACATCCACGCACATAAACGGTATGACGAGATACAAGCGCATTGCATTTATGGCAGAGCAGTTGAATCATTTAGAGTTCTTGACCTTGCGACATTGCTACTTGAATCCTGCTGATCATCTGGCGCAGCAAGGAAAGTTCTTCCGTCAACTGTGCATTGGTAACACGCAACTCATCTCGTTCTTCACGCACACGCTCTAACGCAACTTGCATATCGTCTGTTCTTGCCTGCCAGTGCTGTATCTCAGCCTGCTGTGTTTCGCTCATTTCTTTCTCCGTTTCTGGATTTCGTTCTCTAATGCTTCCACAGTTTGTATCAACAAATCTGCTTCCATCTGTCCAACGCTAAGCCTGCGTAGGAACGCCACTGCTGATTCCAAGTCTCTGATTGTCATGTTCTTTCTCCATGTATGTAGTACCAATGCCATCATTGCAGATGGGCTGTCTCAATAGCCGAGGAGGGTAAAGCGAGACTGCGCTGCTTGCCATTGGTGCGCCCGTAACTATATCTGACGGTTGTGCTGTTGCTGCCTACGGATGTAGTTCTGTCGGTCTTGGTGTTCTTGCATCATCTGGCGGTGCTGCTCAGCCTTCTTGAAATGGTTTACAAACATGGCTGTCAGGATGCCTAATGCGGCGATGAACAGAATCATCATTGTTATTCCTTCTTGTAGTGCTTCTGTTTCGGTCATTTGATTTCTCCTATCTCATCAATGTTGTATCCAACCTGTTCAACCTTGCACAGATGTACTCGTGTTTCGTTCAGGGTCATTGTTGATTTCAGGAACTCTTGTGCGCCTGATTGTATATCGTGACCTATTGAAGCCAAGTGCAGCAGGTTGAGTAGCCAACTGAGTGCGCCCTCTTCATCAAAGCCTTCTTCTTCTGACCACTCGTGCATTGCTACAACCATGTTGATTTCAAACAGGGCTGTTCCGCCTGTGGTGATCAGTTCAATGTGATCCAGTGTGTGCTTAGTAACTTTCATTTGTGTTCTCCTTTTCTCAGATGGAACTATCAAAGTCAATGAATGAAACAACTTTTTTGAACAACTCTTTTGTAATGGTATGCGGCAAATCAATTACTTGACACAGATGATATATCCCGTTTTCAATTTCTTTTGATCTTCCACTGTAATACTCAACTCTGGATTGCGCCCATGATTGAGTGCTTACATCTTTGCAGTCTCTTAAACCCTGCTGCGCTTTTTGCATATTGCGGATGATCTCGCTTAATGAATCATTCAGATTCCATTGGTTGCCTGACCAAGCGTTGAAAGCAAAGATCAATGATGTAACTGCTCGTTCTTCTGCTGTATCTTCTTCCAGTCCAAGTCTGAAATCTTGATAGAACTTTCCTTTGCTTTCATATTCTTTTGTCAGTGCTTGCAGGATGTTTGCTTTTGCTGTTTCCATTTTGTTTCCCTCCTCAGGGATTTTACTTCGGCGGTGTTGCCTTGTGGATGTCGTGGGCTTGAACCACGATGCCTGCCAGTCACCCTAACTTGATTAAAACTTGATGCAACGAAAAACCCGAAGATCAGAATCTTTTTCAAATGATGCTATATAGCCCTGTCCAGATTCAACATATTCTTCTGGTGTCATTCCATCAGATGAAGCGAAATCTTTATTGAACTCAAGTTCAATTTCATGTAGCAATTCCTTCATGTTGTTTGCGTTAAAATGCATCATGTAAACATCATCAGCATAAAGATTGGTGTGGTTGCATGATTCTGCATGATATTCAGTTCTTCCGTTTGAGCAAGTAACTTGTCTAACCTTCATGATTCCCTCCTCAGGGCTTTCTGTTTCGGCGGTATTGCCTTGTCCCCTGTCCAAATTGAATTGGCACGCCTGAAGCGCAGGGGGAATAACTACTTTGTAGGGATGAAGTCCAGTGTGACTATTTCGGCAGGCTTACCGATCAAACATGGTGTGCAAACCTGATCTCCCATATCTGTCATGGTTACTTCTGAAGTTTCTACTTCGCTTCCACAGTAATCGCAATTCATGATTCCCTCCTCAGGGTTTCGCACCAACCGTTGTGGTTGATAAATAAATCTTAACCTCCCCCCCTTAAAAAATGAAATCATTGAACCTCACCAAACCCTTATGGGGATTGGGTTTCAAAGAAACTTAGAAAAAAGATTGCCCGACCACCACAAAAATATTGCTTTTCAATTCGTTGGGGAGGCTCTCAGCAGCCTTTCCAAGCCCACGCAGCCCAACCACAGCCACCAAGATCACGATTGTATTTCACGATTGCTGCAGCAGCATCCATGTTGATTTGCGGATCAAACAAATCTGCTGGCACAAGATCACGCTGCAACACAGTTTGCAAAAAACCATTTGGATATGCAGTTGTTTTTGAAATCCAAAACAAATTGATCTGGAACAAACCTAATGATCCTTTCGTTCCACTAATTGTTACAGGGTCTTTCTTGTTGTGTGCAAGCGTGTTGCACCGTGATTCACGATGGATGATGAAGTCAGCCATGCGCACATCTTTTTCTTTCCAACCACTATCACGCAACTGCTGCCACCACTGACCACACAAAGCCCACGCAGGAACAGGAAGCACATCATCTTTCACACGATCAGCAACAACCGTTCTGTCATGCAACTTATCTTTATCTGTTGGTGCGCTCACAGCGTTAGCAACGCCAGCCACACCAATCAAACTTGCCACAACCAATAAAACTATCTTTCGCATAACATTCATTCCATTCACCTTGTTCTCCTTCTGAACTTGGATATATGTGTAGAAACCTTTATTGTTTTCTTATCTGCTTTCAAAGCATCGTGGCGCATCATGAGCGCACATCGTTCGCCTCACTGCGGCGTGTTCAATCACCCTAGCATCCCGAACTCCTCCAGTTCCATGAGCGCATATAAATATATTTATTTGTACTCTCAGCAAACCTAAAGATATAAATGCCCCCCTATCGGTCTGCCACACTCCGATTCCCTATTGCTTTAATCATTCGCCCCACCATCTTGCGTAAATCATTTCGTGTTGCATGATAAAGCGCATGGTGAACGACCCTCGTTACCGAGTGTCATCCAACTGCCATGCGAAAGGCTTAGGTCTTTGCTACTTGCCGATTGTGACTGTCATTCAACTACAAGATTTGCATTTAACAACCCCTGATCTCAAATTGTTTTCATCTTGCAAAACCCAAGTAGAACCGTCACACACAACGCATACTGCTTGTGTAGTCTGTTCGGCTTTCAAACTACGAAACATTCCTTTGAGTTGCGGTAACGATGGGATCGTGCCGAATCGTTCAACTGCATCCATCACTGCACGCCCATCCTTAACATCAGCAGAGAGCAACAGCGCATCTTCTTTCCATAGTTCTTTGATTCCGTTGCGTGGCACAGGCACAGTAGGGAACATTGCACAAATACGATCAACCATTGTTTCAATCTGTTTCGGTGTCAAACAAAGCCTCCCTCTCTGAAGGTGATCAATATACCCTGATCAACATTGATCTGAACAAACTGTTCTTTCTTCGTGTAGATGGTGTTCTTTTCTACTATCGGTGCAGCAAGAAACACTGCACCAGAAATCATTAGCCCGTGTGTTCGTTCATGATTCAACATCACAAACCAAGTTGTGTTGTCTGGCAAAGCGAACTTTCGTTTCCTGTTGGAGAAGTGAACTGTGTCAAAGGGAAACTCTTTTCCTTTCCAGTTGTGTTTCACTTCAACTTCAAACTCGTAAGAGATGCCTTGCCGCACTCCTTGAACATCAATACCGAACTGATCAGGGTTTACCCATGCCATGAAACCTTTAGATTCAAGCCATGCAATAACCTGATGCTTGGCGTTGTCGTCATCGTCATAGTGCTTCTGGTCAAACACTTTGCTCATAGCAGCGAACACAACTCTGCGAACTCATCCAAAGTCATCAACACAATGCCATCAGAAGTACCATCAGGCATCGCAATCATGGCGAACGGTCTGATGTCGCCCAATGCTTTCGCTTCATCTGATTGCCCTTTGGCTTGGTAGAAGCGTGTAGCAATCGGGCTTACCTGTGCGCCAGCCTTAACTTCAACACGGAACATACCGCCCCAATGTTCTTCGTGGCGTGTACCAGCGTTCCCTGTGGCTGCTAAACCAAGTTTCCTGCGTGCAACACGGGCTTTGTTATCGCCTTTGGTTCGGTTCCGTTTGCCTCTAGCAGCAGGATCATTGCAACCTTTGATGCGCCGCTTTCCATCACGAGCAGGCTTTAACAGCAAGCCGAACTTAGGGCATCCTTCAGCGTTGCATTTGTCTTGATTGCCTTGACATTCACCTTTGCGTTCATCCATCAAACTAATTCTTTCTCTAACGCAAACCAGTCATCCCAAAGTTGTGATGGGTGCATACCAAGTTTCACTGCGTAACGATCAGCAGCCCACTCCGATATTTGTATGTCTGAATTGATCCAATGGTAAACAGTTCTGCGATCCATTTCCAAAGCAGAAGCCATCACAGATATCTGTGTACCGTTATTGAACGCACTGCAAATGTTTACTGCAGGAAAGAAACGCACTCTCCGCTTTCTAGTCATCTTCTTCCACTCCTCTATCTCCGCACAACGGGTTCTCTGGTATTGGCTGCGCACACAAACAACGGTATGCACTTTGCCCTATCGCAATCACTTCGCTTTCCTCCGTTCATCACGCAACACACGGCGTTCAGTTGGTGTGTAACCACCAAACAAACCCCATCTGTCATCGTGTTCCTCCAAATTGATAACCAGTCCTAAACATTCATCCTTGACAATGCAACTAGAACAGAACTGTTTGGCAACATCCCAACGATCCTCAGTCAAAGTGTGATGAGGAAAGAACAACGCCATAGGTTGATTCAAACAAGCCGCATCCTCTCGCCAATGATCACGCCTCACTAGACAACCAAAGGTTGTAAGCATCCACTGCTTCACGCAACTGCTCAATAGACAGCCGATCTGTGCCATCAAACCTAATCACATCACGGGCTGCAGAAACAAGTTTGCTTAACACCGAAAAGATGTCGTTGTCAGATTCATCAACAATGCTCATCACATCTCCATCAAATGTTTGATCAAAGCCGAACCCTCTTTAGTTGTCAGTTGTGCCAAACCAGTTTTGTTAAACAGTTCCTTGATCAATGGCAGCACATCACCATCCAACTTTTCTTTACCAAGTTTGCTTACCAAACCTTTTTGCTTATCGCTCATCAATCCACCAGAAGTAATCGGGCGAACCTCAGCAACAACAGTTGTCGCATTAAAGATTTCAGCAACCTCATCCAACGAAACAACACGATCATCAACAAAGTCTTGAACAACTTTTGGTGATGGCACGCCCTTTGCAGGATGATTCGGAACATACTTCTTTGCTTCTTCTGCACGCTGCGCTGTAGGCAAAGTGGTGATCGTTGTGTTGTCTGACCAATCCTGCTTAGACCAAAGGCTCAATGCAATACCGAACCGCATGGAAGCGTTACGCAAGAAGTCACCGATGAGTTCTTTGTCCATATCAGGTTTGTCTGAACGCACCGAACCAACACCCAACAAAGACTTCCCTAGAAGTGTGAGTGTTGCCCACATTGTTGCTGTGCCGTTCTCAATATGGATAGCAGGTCTGCCGTTATCCCATGCAACAGGCTGCCAACTCCAAGACGGATCAATCTCTATAAGTATGCGTGTGATGTCAGCGTGCGAAACATACGCAAGATTTATTCCGTTGCGTGGAATCGTTCCAACAATCTTTGGATCGGGAACAGCGTACTGCTCTAACACTGCACGCAGCAGTTGAGTGTTTAGTTCTTCCATTACTTTGCCTTCTTTCTGTGTGTTCTCATCACACGGTACGGGTTTCCTTGCTTCGTATATTCCTGAACCATCTCAGGATGTTCTTGCTTCAATCGTGCAGCATCAAACGATTCTTTTCCTGCTTGCTGCTTCCACGAAACTATTTGCTCACCATCAACCAAACCAATCTCATTGCCCAACATCATCTGTGCAATCGCATCCTTCGCTTTGGTTTCCAACTCTGAAGCCTGCTTAGATAACGCCCTTGCTTCCTCCAACTGTGCAACCCAATCCAACACTGTTGCATCAAGTTCAACTGTCGTAGGTTCAACACGCCAAATGCGTGCAATGTCATCAGCAGTAAAGTTGTTGATCTCATCCAATGGTGGAGTGTTGTTATCAACCCAACTGCCAAACACTTCTATCTCAGTGAGCAGTGTGTCAATCGCTAACGGGTTGTCAGGTAACTCAACACAACTGATGCGTAGATCACGATCAAGTACAACGAACCACACTGGAACTTCCAGTACGGCTTGCTGCGCCCAACCCTGCCACAACCATTCAGCAGGCAAATCTTTTGATTCATAAATGCTGTAACGAGTAGTTGTCTTTGCTTCCACCACAACAGTTGGTGACTGCTCATTATCTACACCATCAAGACTGATTGACAAACGACCATCACGGTAGATGACTTCTGGTGTGATGATGTTTGTGCCAAGTTGCTTTGATGCTGCTTGAAGCAAAGGTGCTTCCAACAGGTTGCCACGATCAAACACAGCGTTAGAAGGCTGCTCTACTGGTTCGTTTGTTTTGTCTGCGAACAGGGCTGCACGAGATTTGTACGGTGACACACCCATCAACGCAGGTACATCGGAAGCCCCGAATACGCATCTGCCTTGCTCATCTTTCCAGCGTGCCAGCAACCATTCTTTGCTGCCATGTTTCTGTTTCGGTATTACTTGCATTGCTCTCTCCTCTGTTAGTTGTTTGAATACATCTTTACGCAGGGGTGTAACACAGTTACTTTGATGCAGCCCTGTCTGCTTTCGGATCACGCACCTCCCACACACCACGCTTCAGTTTGCGGAACAGATCAACTCTGTCACCAATGAACTTGCGAACCGTAGGCGCAGACAACCCTGACACTTCCACCAGAACAGGTATCGTCACTTCCTCAAATACATTCTTCGCACACCAGTCAATGATGTCACCGTACAAGTCTGCTCTGGTCACGCTGTCTGGTGAGCGATGTGCTGTTGCAAGCATCCTTCCAATCTCACTGGTAGGTACTTGCTGTCTGATTTGATATGGAATGTGCGCACACCAAAGCGGTCTGCCATGTGTTGCGATTGCTTCAGCAACTTGTTCTGCAGCGTTCATGATGCTTCGCCCTCCTGCATCTCTTGCAAGATTCTTGCACTAACACCAAGTGATGAAATCAAACACTCAATTCCAAGATACACACTTTCAACTCTGTCAAAGTCTTTGTTGTCCAGATGGAATGATGCAAGTCTTAGAAGCCTGCGAACTTCAGTGTGCATTGCCTTCAATGACTTTTCACTATCCAAAACTTTGTCGTATTCCCTTTCCATCACTTGACCTCCTTCGTGATTACTTCAAAGCGGAACGCTGGATTTGTTTCTGCTGCTTTCTGGTTCAACAAATCACATTCACATTTCGCTGCAACAAAATTGTTGAAAGAAAACACCTTGATTGTTTTCGTACCAATCTGATTG